TTTAGAATTTAATCATCCTATTGCGTATTTTTCTCAAATGTTTTTGTATTGGAGAGGAGGATTTCGAGTTACCATTGAATGTTTACCAACACGTTTTCATCAAGGTCAATTGTATGCAGCATTTAACCCAAGTTTAGCAGCTACAACATTGAATGGTGTAAGGAATTGTACAGCAGTAACAATAGATTTGGGAATGAATAATAGAACATCATTGGATATTCCTTTTGTTTCGCAGACGGATTATCTAAGTTGTTTACCATTTACTGTACCAGCAACTCCAGCGACATTGTTGAATTCCTTAGGAACGTTTACAATATTTGTACAAAATGAACTAGATTCAAATGGAACAGTTGCTACAAGCATTGATATAAATGTTTATGTAGAAGCACTACCTGACTTTGAATTGAAAGTGTTTAGACCTATTCCAACTACTAGTGGAGTGCAAGTTTATACAGGAACATGGCAGATGAATGAAGAGGTAGTACAGAATGTGCGTGTCGCAGGTCCAACCCAACATGAAGATAAAACAAAGAATGAAAGTGAACATAATGTTGCTATTTGTAGTAATGTGGTGTCAATTAGTACTGAAAGTATATTACAACGAGAGTATTTAATGGATTATGGACAGACATTTGCCACAAGTAATAATGTGGGAGATTTAGTATATAATAAATCATTGCCTGATGGTTTTTTTAGCAGTGATTTTGCAACTAGTGGTGTTTTACAATATCACGAATTGTATCGAATGAATTTTAAAGTTACAATTAAAATAAATCCTACGCAATTTCATCAAGGAGCTTTAATTATGTATTGGGCACCGCTCAATATAGACATGAGAGCAGGGAAAGCCTTAGGAACACTAACACAATTACCACATGCAATATTGAACATAGCTAATGAAACAGAATGTTCAGTAATAGTCCCATACTCATCTATGACACGCGTTTTACGATCGCAATACCCTAGTATGGGTAATATATGTGTAATGGTTTGGAATGCATTGCGCTGTCCAACAGCAGCACCACAAAGTGTAAAATTTTCAGGGTGGATTCAGGCTCTTGACGTTCATATGGCCGTCAAAAGACAAGCAGGAACGGAAGTTACACTACAAAGTGGTGAAGCACCATCAGATACAGCAACAGGAGAAACTACCACTCAAATTGCATATAAGAAAGCGACTACTGATAAACCAGGATTTATTGTTACAAAACATGATAATGTGCTGTCTATGATGCGAAGATATACTTGTGTGAACTATGGACAAATAAATATTTCAGCTCCTTTAACATTTAATTCGTGGAATCTTTTGTGGAAGATACCAGCATTTTGTGGAAGGGAACATTATAATATTCTCAATACTTATTTGGCTAGTTCAGGATCTAATAGACTCAATATTATTTCTAATTTTGGTATGGCAGAAAATGTATTGGCTATGGCTCATCCAAATTATATCGACACTGTTCAACCAGCTATTCAACCACCAATTAGTGGACCAGCACTTGAAAATCCATTTACTGTATTCAGAGGAGCCGTATTATGGCATCCAGGAATACAACAACAGAAAGTTGTTGAAGTACCATATTATAGAATGTATCCTATGATAGCAAATAATCAAAGTGCTGAAAGTTATAATACGGGTTGGCCAACGGTAGATATTTCATACGTGTGGAGCCCTACAACTAGTACGCCAGCTAACGTACCTATATCTATGATTAACCATGCAGTTGGAGATGACTTTATGGTTTATTTTCCAATAGTTATACCAAGAATGAGAATTCAAAGCACGTCTCTTGTTACAGCAGACTTTGTAAATCTAAATAAAAATACTGATACACATGGAAGTAGTACCCAGAGTGGCGAATAAACAATCGCAGCCACCTGGCGTGCCAGTAGAATTTCAGATGTTATCAAATTTTAAGAAAAGTGTAAGAGAAGTAGTAAATATTGGAGATACTATAAAAGCGACTCGTGAGAGTGCTCAGTCATTAAAAGATACTGCTGATGCAGTTGGCGGAGTCCTTCGGGATTCCCCTGCGTCAGTTGTACTAGCGGCTTGTGACTCGAATTCCAAAGTTTCTGAGTTTTGGAATAAATGGCTAAAAATTTCTGAATTATTAACTGATTGTGTATTGAACGTTGCACATATTTGTAAGGGTGGACCTATTGCAGTAATGGCTGTAGCCAATTTGACGACAAAACTTGGTAGGTTTGCAAAACCATATATTTGGGATAAATTACTTAAACTGAGTGAGGTTACGTTGCAAGGTAAGGAAAAAGGAAGTATAACTTCGTGGTTTCCTCAATGGAATCAGATATTTAAGGATTTAGCACCATCAATCACTGCAGTAGCATTATCTGTTTTGTCTTATGAATTTACAGGAGCTGATAATATATCATTTAGGATTAGATTTGATGAAGC